AGATGTTTGTTTATTTTGCTTATAAAGATAGCCATCGTCTGCGAATAATTCAATATTTTGATATGTCCCTGTGGGATCATTTATATCAATATATCTACTATGGCCTGCATGTGTTTTGTTTACCGCCCTCAGTTTTTTAATATTGCTACTTTGTGAAAAAGGAAATATATTATAATCCTGGGCACTTACCATTCTGTTTTGAGTGTAATAAGTTTGCGGTGCTTTTGCTTTTATACTTGCAATACTTTCAGTAGGTAAACTATTATTGACAGATGTCTGTAGACTTAGTATAACAGTTAATATGTATTTTCCACCGTCTTTGTTTTCGTATGGTATTTGAACGGGTATATTTCTTGCATCGTCTGGTTGTATGCTATATCTATCTGCTGAGCTTGTTCTGTGCCATACTCTAAATGAGCCAACTGGAACATTACCGAAATTACCGTCTGGGAACTTAATTCTTACACCATCATTATTTAAGTTTTCTGTAGCATATAGATTTCTAGAACCTAATGCCTGACTATTAAAGTTTAAGGTTTGTCCTACTGTATTAGGTATCCTTGTCCATTTATTTAAGACTGTGCCTCTTTCTGTTAATTCTTGTACAAAAAGATCTGTTTCATTAATACTAGGTATATCTATATCTGTAACTCTATTTGCAATAGGTGTTGTAAAGTTAAGGTCTGTAAAATTTAACTGTCCCTGTTTGAACAACATGAAAAAGCCTGTGCTATTACTGTTGAGGCCTTTACCGTCGTTTCTGTAAAACACACCCATATTGTTTAATGGGTCAGGATGTCTCTCAAAAAAGAATTCGCCGTCATTAAAGTCTCCATCTACAAGATCAAATGGTCTAGAAATACCATTAGAATTAATTGTGAATGGCATAGAGGAACCTGCACTTATTGTTTTTGTAATCCTATATAATTCTGTTTTTATATCGTTTATTTTTCCTGATTTTACAGGATAAGAAAATCTATTAGTATTACTAAAAGTACTATTTAAAATAGTAATAAATTGTTCATAACTTTCTGGATTATTTACATCGTCCCAGAATACAGTTTTATTTGCTAAATTTCTGTTAAGACTATCTGTTAAAGGCTCGTCAGTTCTGAGACCTGTAACTTTCATTAATCCACTTGCTGGAATATTTCTTCTTGGATTGTAGCCAAGCATTCTTGCAAGTTTAAATACTGAGTCTCTTCGTTCAGCAGTTTCTAAAAAGTTTTCCCTGCTGTTTAAATCCATTCTAAATGCTAAAGACTGTGAAAGGTATGCTAACAATTCTATGATAGCAATAAACTCTGAACTTTCTATATAGTCATTAAAATTTTCTGGAAAATTATTTCTTATATAGTTGACCATTGCTAGACGCATTGTGTCAAAATCGTATGAAGTGAAGTCTATACTAGAATAGGCCTTGTATGCGACTTTCCAATCTTCTGCCGCGAATAAATTATTTTGTCTTTCTGAATATGCCATTATTGCTCATCTAATATTTTATTTACGAATTCTAAAAATAATACATCTTCGTCGTTTATACCTTTATAAGATAGTGTTATTTCTGCTCTTATAGTATGATCTAAAATGTATAGGGCAGTATCTATTAATTCCACCCTGGGATCTGTATCTATAATTCGTTCTATATCTTCTTTTATTAATTCTTCTGTAAGACCATCTTCTGGATTCATTAGTAGATCCCAAATAATAGAACCGAAATTAGGTCTCATCAGTCTTTCGCCTTTGCGAGTATAAAAGTGGTTTAGGAGATCACGTTTGATAAGTTCTTTATCAACAAGTGTATAAGGCGGCTTTGCCTTATCTATTGTACTAAATCCTCTAAACATTGCCATACAAGTATTTATCATAATAATTAAATATAGTTTTAATAAGGTATTGACTAATGTCAAAAAAGAGTATATAATGTTGCTATTATTTTAATTTTGATTAAATATTGGTGAGGAATAAAAAAATATGGCTGAACTAAAATTAAACAATACCCTTGAAGAAGAACTAAGAATTATGCTAGTTACTAAGAATAACGAGTGTAATAGCCTTAGAGCTAAGATTGAATTATTAGAAAGAGTTGTTGCAGAAGAGCAAGAACAAAAATATAGACTGTTAGTGGAAAACGCAGATCTTAAAAAAATAAAATAATTTAATTAATTCTCAAAATTTGGGAGTGGCATTAAAGGGTCGACTGGTCTACCAATAACATCTGGGCCATCATTTAAAAACTCTTTTGTTTGCATTTCTTCAAATGCTTCTTTCTTATATTTTCTTAACTTAGCCGTTAATTGTGCCCATGTTAAACTAGAGCCTTCACTAGGCTTATAATCAAAGTTTACCCAATCAGGTGTAGTAAATAATTCTGCTTCAAAATTTCTTCTATCAGCATATTCTTTTTTATACTGCGGTGGAGTATTTTCATTAATAGGACCTTTACGCCATCTTTGTATAAGACCTGGTATTCTGTCATACATTTCTTTATTCAGTTCTCTAACCACTGTACTTTTAGCAAAATTCTTAGAACCAATATGCATTGCTAAACTTACTAATGCAATAAATTGGAAATCACTAATTTTTACTTTGATTAAACGTCTAACAACAGATGATGCTTCTTCTGCCTGAGATAAAATAGTTAGATTAGTTCCTATAGGTCCTAGGCCATTAGAAAAGTCTACCATTTTTGTTCCTGATTTATCAACTAATATTACACTAGGGCCGTCTATAACAGGAGTTATCCCTTTTGATAATAATCCCTGTACAATTTTAGTATATAACTCTATATTTGTATAACTAGCCATTAGCCTGTTCCTTTTTTCTGATCATTTATAATATTTTGTAAGGTCTCTACAGGTACTTCGTTTTGTAAATTATTTGCTAAATTTCCAAAGTCTTCAAAAGAACCACCAGGCATTCCTACACTTGCAAAGACATCACCAACTGTTTGATCAACAGTATTTTTCAACTCTGATAAAGCACCTAGTTTGCCTTCTTTAATGTTTTCTAAATCTTGGAATTCTAAAGGAAGTCCGTCTCCTCCAAATCCCAATTGATTATATCTGTATTCTAATTCTGTTAAAATTTTGGATTGTCCTATGATTTTTTCTGCGTATGCATTTGTTGTTGGAAATCTAAATGTTGGGATTATAGACATCAGCATGTCACTGTAATTTTCGAATCCTTTTAATTCCTCTAAATATTTCGCTCCAGGTATATTAAAATTACTTAATTTGTCTTTAAAAGGTTCTCCATACTTAGTAGATAGCCCTTGTATCTGTTTTGCAAGTTCATTTTGTTTTGAAGAATCCTTACCCTTTTGTATTTGTAAAAGTGTGGCGTCAATAGACTTTTTGTATCCCTCAGGAGTATTTGCGTCTTGTACTGCCTGTGTTGAAGGGTCTATGTCTGCTCCTGCATCTTCTACCATTCCTTCACTGTTGTGATTTATTGGATCAGGCATAACGTGACCGTCCCAAGGTTCAGCAGTAACCATTGTGCTAACTAACGATTCTATTTCTGTAGTACCGCCTGGTCTTTCTCCTGCAGTTGGTAACTTTTCTTCTGATTCTCTGTCATATTGTGGTTCTTCTTTAGGCTGGTCTACATGTGTTTGTGTTTCCAACTGTGGTGCTGTTTCGGCCGGTAATGCTACTATAGGAATAGGTCCTGTACCACTATTTAATAGTATTGTGGAGCCCAAGGACGCAACCGGTCCTGCAGAGGTATGTGTTGTACCTGTTGCACTTATTGTTTGGTACGCTCCTTGAGTAATAGTTGATATGCCTAATGTGCCTATTAGTTGGTCTAATTTTTGTCCACTTTGTCTTATAGTACCTGCGGCACTTATATCGAAATCACCATCTTTGGATGTAAGTTTTGTACCTCTTCCAGCATGTGCAGTAAATTCTCCTACACTTTCTAGTCTAATATGTCCGCCATATCCTTTTGGTCCACCTACGCCTGGTACTCCTTTTTTAGGTATACCTTTATTTTCTCCTGCCAACATGTCACCTGCGGCTTTAATTTTTACATCGCCTCCGGCTTCTATTTTAACATCTTGGTCTGCTCTTACATTAAAGTCGCCTTTTGTTCTTACATTAAAAGAACGTTCTCCGAATAAGTTTATAGAACCGTCTGATCCCAGCTCAACCCATGCTTTACCACTTTTGTTTATAATATAAACAGTACCAGTTGTGTCATCTAATAATAATTGATTTCCGCCACCTGTCCTTAATCTTATATTTCTACTATTAAGGTTATCATCCATAATAAATTGATGCCCTGCATTTCTATGACCGTCGTTTTTAGGATCTGCAGGCCCTGGTGTAAGTATACCAAATACTTCACTGGGTGACTCTCTTTTTGCACCACTGGACGATGCACCTCTTAATGTATCATTTATAAGTCCTTGTTTTGTAATCGCTTCTGCTAGATCGTCATGTGCTGGCCTTAAAATATCAGTACCATCTTCTGGCATTGGATCAAATTTATTTTTTTCTGCTACTGGAAGGTTTGTGCCTAGGGCACCATAATTTCTAACAGTACCGGGTATACCTGGTACCATGTGGTTTGCTTTGTGAGGATATAAACAACTAATAACAAACGGGTATTTCATATTTCCGTCACCAAATGCTACAAGAACTATATTTCCTTTATCAGGCGGTACCATCCACATACCATAACTTTTTTGTGTGCCTATATAGGACTTGGTGTCGTTTACCTGTATTGCTCCGTAATTTGTGCCACCTGCAAAAGGAGAGCTCCAAATACATTCAAAGTATCCGTTACTGTCCTCTTTATTTTTGGCTAATGAGGCAACAAAAACTGTTAATGTTCCTGTTTTGGTGATATCAGACGAACCCATAACTTCGCCTAGATAGATGCCTGATCTGCTACTAGATTGTAATAATTTCTTATTACCGGGATTGTTTATTGAAACTTGTTTTTTATCCATAATAATTAATTATTTCTTTAAAAATTATTCCCTTTACTATTAATTAACTCAGATCCTCGTCTAGGAGCATAATCTGTTGCTAATGAATCCACATAATCCTCCATATTCTGAGACCCATAATCTCCAGGATCATACTCTTTAAGACTCCTGGCTTCTTCTTCACGTTTTCGTTCAAATTCTTTTTCTGTATACTGTGTATTAATTTCATCTTTTATGGAATCTATTATAGACATGTCATACGCATTATTCTTTGCACCATATAATTCTACTGTGAACAAACCTGCACTAAAACTTAATGATGTTCTGAGAGTTTCATAAACTCCGCTCATAGTATAATTTATGCCAGAATAATCATATAATCCTGTATTCTGATCCTCGTCATCTATATTAAAGTCAAATTTTCTAGGACTTTCTAAAACTAATAAGAAATCAGTATTAGCATCATCGTAGGAATTTCCGTAAATTGTAGTTCCTAATTCATTAGATATCCCAGTCCTAGGTTTGTCAGCCTCGTTTTCGTAAACTGAGTCTTCATATAAATTTTCTTTCCCCAGCCACCATGGATCTCCCCTTACTGTTAATGTTATTAACTTATCTGATTTTTGTTTACCATGAGAATCCATAAGAGATGAAAACATACTTTGTCTAAAGGACCCTCTTTCGCTTGGTGCATTGGATACTTTATTAGAAGGCTGTGATGCTTTAATTGTAGGGGTGTTGTTTCTCACATTATTTAAAATACTTGTTCTGGCATCTGCCTCATCAGGCCTTCCTTGTGAGGCGTCTCCGTCACCCTCTAAACCTTTAATTAATTCTGAAGAGTATAGAAAATCTACATATCCTGAACTGTTTATGGAATCCTCATCTTCGCTCTCATCACTTTCTGTTGATACATCTGTTTGCGGTGCTGTAGTCTTTTTGACTAATTCATTATTTGCTAAAGCAGATGCAATTTTTTCATCTGCCAAACTTTCTGCTAGTTTTTTAGAAAGATCTCCATCTAAATCACCTGATATGCTTTTTATTTCTGCATCTGTAAATCCTATATAATCACCAAATTCTGTGAGAAGACTATTAAAGCCAAAATCGCCTAGATTATTTTTTAATTCTTTAAATGAGTCAAGAATACCCCTTACACTATTACCTTTCTTTGCTTCTTGTGTTACAGGAGATTCGGTTTGTACATTTTTAGATGATTCTGTTTCCTGCAAGGAATTTGCTGTGGCCATACCTGATTGGTCGGCAAAGGAACCTTCTCCATAAGATGGAACCTCAAGAGCAAATGCTTCATCAAATCTTAAGTTAAAATCTATAACTTGGTCGTTCTTTCCAGTAAACATGTAGAAATATTCTTTGCTAATATTAAGTTCTTTTAATCTTGACTTTACGTCTTCAAGACTTAAATTAAAGCCTTCGTTTAATTCTTTCATGGATACGCCAACTGACGTTTTACTTGTTTTAATTAATACTGGTTTAAAAATAAAAGTTTTTACATATTCATTTCTTTTTTTATCAAAATTATTGTAGTCAACCACTACATCTGGGATAACTTTATACCAGGTCACAAATGCTTGTTTTGTATCCACCTGACTATTGGGATCATTTGGATCTAATAGTCTACTTGCTTTTGTAAAAAGATCTTCACTTAGAGATAATACTGTGGCAAGTATATCTGAAAATGATTCTTTATCTGGCAGTGATATAAATATATTTGAGTTTTCTTTAATACTTAGACCTTTTATTACTGTTGGTGAGAGCCCGTCCTCTGGCATTATTTCACTACCATTAAGTGCTTCAATTTCTAACATAGGTCCATCTGCTAAAACGCTTTCAGGCTCAGATATTTCTTGAGACTCGTTCTCCATTCCATCAAGGAATGCATAGGCGCCCCCAGGAAATCTTTGAGCAAAGTCTTCTTTTAAAATTGGATTTTTAAATAAACTATCTTTAAGTAAATTTACATTAGGCGGGGTAACAGTTGACTCCTTGGTTTCATCATCTACATTGGTCCTGGAGGTTTCTGTTTTTTGTATAAGTTCATCTAAATCTATTATAATCGAATCTGGTTTAGTACCATTTTTTTCTGCTATTTCTTTTAATTTTTTGTTCCATATGCTTTCTAAAGACAAGTCACCCTCATTCAAAAGTTCTCTTATTGTTCTACCTGAGATTTTAAATCCTTTAGGTATTCTATAATTTACATCATACAATCCTGTATCACTAAGTAAATTACTAGTAAAATCGTATACTCCTCCTTCAGTAGTTATGTCCATAGAAAATTTAACACCACCTAATGGAAAGAAGTAAGGACCACTAATGACTTTAGGTTTTCCGCCTGTATCTTCATCGTCGGGATCAGCCGTATACCCTTTAAATTCAACTTCTAAGATCAAAGGATTATCAGTTCCCTCATATCCACATGCATGCCTGGTTGCTCCCAGTCTGTCAAGTAATGT